CCGCCTCGTAATCCTCCCGGCGCTTGAACAGCCCGCCGGCCTCGAGGCTCTCGCCCTCGTCCTCCCAGGTTTCGGCGAGGGTCGTGTTCACCCACACCTTGAGCCGGTCGGGGAACTTCTTTGCCTCGAGGAAGCCGGCGACGATCTTCGGGATCGTGGTCCACGGCGATGCGAGCTTGTTGAGATGGAAGCCGGCATGTCCGTTGAAGGGAGACGGACGATCGCAGCACACGCAAAGCGACCGCCCCTCGGCGTCCCATTTGCTCGGCATCTGCTTGTCGCCGCAGCAGATGAACTCCGCTGTCTGCCGCCAGCGCCCGAGCCGGATCGCGCGGAGCCGTTGCCCCTCCGACCATGCGACGCCGCACGCCCCACAGTAATAGGCGGCGGTTTCCGCCTGCCCCTCCTGCCAGCGGACTTGCCCCCAGCGAAGATGATCCGCCTCGCCGCAATGCGGGCAAGGCACGAAAAAGCGCCGCTGGTCGCTCTCGAGGAAACTCGCCTCGATCCGACTCGCGCCCTTGATCGTCGGCGTCGAGAAAAGCCCGATCTTCCGGTTCCAGAAGGTCGAGGTTCGCTCGACGACGAGGGAGACGGGATCGCCCTCGGAGCCGGCGGAGAGCGGATAGCGGTCGACCTCGTCGCAAAGGACGATCCGGATCGGGCGCGAGGCGAGCGAGGCGGGCGAATTCGCGCCTGCCATGGTGATATGACCGCCCGTGAAGGTCTTATGAAGGATGGTGTTCTCGGAGTCCTTCGCCCTCGGATCACCGACCTTGCCGCGGAGCGCCGGCGTATCGCGCAGCATCGGCGCGAGGCGATCCTTCGACCACGCCTCCGCCATGGCGATGGTCGGTTGGAGGACCATCATCGGCGCCGGATCCTGCGCAATGTGGAACCCGACGAGATTGTTGAGGCTCTCGGTCTTTAGGACCTGAGTGCAAACCATCGCCGTGACCCGCTCGACGCGCGGATCCGAGAAGGCATCCATCACGCCCCGCGCCGGCTCGACGCGCGAGGTCGACCATTTGCCCGGCTCCGAGGAGCTCTCGGGCGAGAGCATCCGGTATTGATCCGCCCACTCCGAGACCGTCAGGCGGGGCGGCGGCGCGCACGCGCGGGCGATCGTGTGGCGGACCTGGCGGCGGAGGGCGCGGCGGGACTCCGCCCGCATCTCGTCGAGGACGCCGCGTGCCTTGAGCCCAGCGCCGGGCAGCGGCGCCTGGCGGGCGAAGGGTACGCCGCTATTCGGGGAAGTCATCGGCGGCGGCGCCCTCGCCGGGCTCTCCCTCCTCCTCCTCCCCGACATGCGAGACGATCTCGGAGAGCCCCTCATAAATCCGGGCCTCGATCGCCTGGACGATCTCCGCCGTCGCCTCCGGGTTGCCCGTCCACTCCTCAACGGTCGGGCGAACCTTCGTCGGGATGGCGAGGAGGCGGGTTTTGCATCGGGAGAATTCCGCCCCGACGATCTTCGAGACCTCGTCGATCGGCACGACCTCGCGCTTCGCCTTGGCGAGCTCAAGCTCCTCGCGGGCCGCGCGCGCCGTCTCGTACCGCTTGCGGATCTCCTCGAGGGAGAGCTTCGACATATCGCCTTGCGTGGCGGAAACGGCCCGGTCCTCAAGCCACTTCCGAACCTCGCCCGTGTCGAAGGCGTACTCCCGCCCCTTCCGCCCTTGCTCGAGGACCGGCATCCCGGCCCGAAGCCAAGCGGAGACGGTCGGGAGCGAGACGTCGAAAATCTCGGCGAGCTCGTTCCGGTTTACCCTCTTGCCCATAGCTGGGGATCCTGGCGGCACCCGCGGCGCACGAAAGCGAGGTCGGCTCGCCTAATCCGACGTGCGGTGTCGCGGACCGGCTGCTTGGGTCACAGCCGCCATAGAGCTATCTCGGAATTGTCACGGGGCGTGACGGCTCCCTCAAAGCTTTGTTGAGACGAAGCAAATTCTCGGATCTAACAAATCCCGCAGCACTGCAGGTATCCACAACAGACGGCTTGCTTCTAAACGAAAATAGCGAACACCAGGCCCCCGGATCGACAGATATGGACTCGAGATGAGCCAATCCACTTCCAGCCTTAAATTCGGCCGACGTCTCTATTACACGGTAATATTTACGATTTCCCACATCTTTTCTTGAGTCCTCGACAGCAAAATTCCATCTGTACCATGCATTAGGACGACGACACTTATATTTTTTAACAATATTTTTGACGTATTCGCTGTTGTCGGCGCTACCAAAATAAATGTTGTCAGATGCCTTGAGAACCTGCAGCGCATTCAGCGCTTCGACATCGCGCTGCTTTTTTGTGACCACCGTTGATCCCTGCAGCTTGGCAGTATAGACTCCACGATCATAAGACACGAAAGCCACTCGGGGCGAAAGCGGCAGCACAATCGTAAGCCCACTGCTCATCAGACCAGAACCTATAAATTTGTATTTGCTTTTTTGTATATGAAATCTGTTCACTATTACCGATGGATTATCCGAAGTTATAAATGGATATTTAGACTGATTGATAACAAGACAGTCGCGTAGATCGTGAATATACAGTGCTGTACGGAGAAAATGAGCAAAGGTATCTCTCGGTATCAGCTTAGGGTCTACCATGACCCAACTCCGCCCCACCGGATCTTCATCAAACACGAAATTGGCCATTTCGGCCAATGCAGCAGCCTGATTTTTTGCCCAAGCATCAGTTCGAAGATATTGTAAATACGCAAAGTGCCTTATAAAAGACAAATCCTCTTCCGATGCGCTCATATTCTCCGAAATTTTTCTTACTATACTTGTGTATTCCCCCTCGCACCCTCCGAATATTTCTTCCATTTCGCCGGTTCTGTCGTAGAAATAGTCTTTGGCGCATTGATCTTTTATGCTTGCGCTGGCGACGAACAGATCGCGCTGGATATTATAGGCGCAAATTGAACGGCCGTCATTTTTTACTGAGAACGGCCGCATGTAGCATTTTGGAACGAAATGCTGAGACTTGCGCTGCATACATTTTTCCAAGGGTTGCGCGGGTACACTCACCAAACGCTCGAACCACTGCGTTCTTTGTAATAACAGAATCTCGCCCCATTGGCGATGGTTGCCGGGTACAGCCCAAGGGCCGAGCGGTGAGAGGCGGAGGCAGGCAAGGCGGTCGGCGTCCGGAACCGTCGCAGACGAATGAGTCTCTGCTGAATGTCCATAGTCCCGGCTTGCCAAGCCGCGGCGGGGTCCAGGGGCGGTGCCGCGACAGATAGAAACAAAAGCTGAAATCGAGGACCCCAGTCTCTAGCGGAATCCCGGGGCCGAGAGGCACCCGCAATGCCGGCCCCGGTGGGAGGACCCAAGGGGGGAGGGGGCGGGGCTTCGATGCCCCCCTGCCCTTTCGATGCCCTCTCCCCTCGCGCCAGGCGAGGCAGAAGCGGCCTCCCGAAACGAGGAGGGCCGAGGATATCTCCCCACCCCTGCCATGCCCTGCGGCCTTCCTGGCGGCTTACTGCGCTACCTCTGCCGAGCTTTCCCCTCGAGGCGCCCGTTGCGATCATAGAAGCGGGTTTCGCTCCCCCGCGTGACGGCTCGCCCTTGGTAGCGCCCCGCCCGATCATAGAAGCGGGTCTCGTTTCCCTGCGTCACGGAGCGACCGACATAGCGGCCCGCCGGGTCGTACTGGCGAGCCTCGGTCCGCTCGCCTGCGATCGCCGGGAACGCGAGGAGGGCGACAGCGAGGACGACGGCGGAGCACTTGGGCATCTCAGCCATTCCACGTTTTCCCCGACAATCCGCTCGGCGTGGAGATGATGACGACCTTCGGGGGAAGCGGCGAGGCTCGGCCGAGCACGGCGGCCGTCCTCTCTTCGGCCTCGATTTCCTGGCGTACCGCATCCTCGATTTCCCGGCGGGCCGCGTCGGCGATGCTTGCGCGCATAGCCTATCGAGCCCACTCGGCGACGAGATTGATCGCGCGCGCGATGGTCGCGACGAACATCAACCACACCAGCCAGCGCGGCCAGAGAGACGGAGCGATCAGGTAGCGCAGCACGACGGAACCTTCACCAAATGGGGGCGATCGAGCTCGCTCGACTTCGCGCCCAACCGGGCCGAGTAAGCTGCATTGGACAGTAGGCGCATCGTCGCGCGGGTCTGCCTGATTTCGTTCTGAACCCGCTTGGCGAGAGCTCGAACCTCGTCGGGGAAAGCCTTTTCGGCTTGGATCTCTTCTGCGCTGTCGGAAATGCCTTGCGTGAGATCGAGCACTCGATCCGCCCATCTCTCCGCATCCTTGAGCGTCAGCATATCGCGCCTCCGGGCGGGCGTGTCGACGATTGGAGCCGGACGAGGAAACGCTCAACTTCGGCAGCCCCGACCGGGCGCGCGGGCGGCTGATCGCCAATGGTGGCGAGGAGCCGATCAACCGTCTCTTGGGAGATGCCGCGGTTCGGCCAGCGGGAGACGCAATCGCGACACGTCGCGTTGCCAAACTCCACCGCTCCGCATGTGACGCAGACTTCCATGGGGCCGATCCTCCCGGCGCGCTCTACTGCGTGGGGTTCGCCCGGACCCATTCGAGCCCGGCGCGCGTGTGAACGACGATGCTCGGAGCGGATTTCTTGCCCTGCACCAAGCCGAGATTTTCCAAGCGGCGGATCATTTTCATCTGGCGGGATGCCTCATGGAATCCGCCGACAATTCCGCCTCCGTTCGTGGCGACAATCCGGCGCAACAGGGCGGCTTGCGACGGGGTGAGCTTTACCGGTGCGGGTTCGGTCATGCCTGGGACGCGGCTCTCTCGGCGCGGAAGAGGATTGCAACGGTCATCGGGGAAACCCTCGATCTCGGCGGGGACCGCCCCTCGTCTTCCGTCATTGTGTAGGATTTTTCCGCCACATCAGCAAGCGGATTCGGCATGAAAAAGGGAGGAGACCTCGCGATCCCCTCCCAGCCTGCCGCCTTCACTTAGTTAATTCCTGATCTATGCGAGCGCGCATCTAACGAAAATCAGGCTGCATCCCGCTCCGCGCGCAACAGCACGCGGGCGCCCTCGGCGAGAAAGCCGCTCCGGGTCATGCCGCGGCGCTCGGCCGCGGCGTCGACTTGATTGAGGAGGCTCTCCTCGAACGAGGCGTTGAAGCGGACCGCCTTCCCCGGGAGCTCAGTCCGAACGAGAATCCGGGCGAACTCCTCGACCTCGGGATCGCGCTGGAGCTTCTCGAGCGGGGTCGGCTCCGGGATCGGCTCGCGATCCTCGGCCATACCGCGCAAGTGGAAGGCGAG